GTTCTCTGAACCGCTTTAGGAGCTTCCCGGTTGCGGCTGAGAAATATACATCTCTTGTCTTGCCTGTCTTGGGAGTGTCTAGGTAAATACCCTTTTCTTTGGTATAGCAGAGGTTTCCGCAGATCGTTGCAGTATTCGTTTCAAAATCAATGTTTTCCCACTTAAGACCGCAAGCTTCACCACGCCGCATTCCGGTATCAATCAAAAGCCTGGTGAAGACTTGCCATTTTAAAGACTCGCCATCCAGAGCGCTGATGATCTGCTTCAGCTCGTTAGAAGTGAATGCTTCAACCTCTTTGGCCTGTTCGTCCTTACGCTGCCGAGGCCGTTTTACTTTGTCAATGGGATTCCGGTCAATGGAATCATCCAGGTAAGCCATTGTGAGAAGCTGTTTCAAAGTAACATAGATTCCGATAATTGATGAATGAGAAAGGTCCGATTCCTGGAGCCTCAGAAAGTATGCGCTGATCTGTGCGGAAGAAATCTCCGGCAGTTTATAATCGCCAAATTCAATGTATAGATGTTTATCAAGTGCATTCTGATAATAAGCTCGTGTGTTCTCAGAAGTTGTGATCTTCTTTGCCGGCATGAAGACGCACTCTCCATACTGCTTGAAAGTCTTGATCTTTGCGGCTTCTCTGTCGGCTTCTTCCTGGGCTGCTTTCTGCTGGGATCGGGAAAGAACCTCTCCATTATGGCATTTCCGTTCAAAAGCTGCAGCTTGTTTGGCAAGCTCGTTTTCTATGGATGATTCGGCCCATCCCTTTGGAACATACCAGCGGGTGGAAAGCTCTGGCTTTCCTCTTCCCATACGGACACGAATTTCATAGTATTTCTTTCCGTCCTTTGTTTCTCTTAGTCTGGTAGATGCCATTTATTTACCCTCCTCTTCCTGAGCGTATTCATTAAGCAGATTAGTTATTCTTGCAATTATGGAAGCTCTGTATATTTCCGGGAAATCGAGGATTTCAATTAGCTTTTCAGATGCTTTTCCTAAGCTTAACTCACTTTTTGTAAGATCAAAAACTCGTGTATCATAACCTCTTTGGCTGTCTTCCTCTGAGATATATAAGAAATTCTGGTCTCCGGCCTGAACATATCTCTCCAACATTGAAAAGATGGTTTCAAAAAAGTTGTCCTGATCTTCTTTGTAGTCGAGATTTGATAACGCTCTATTTAGAAAGGTTTGTGTTCTCTTGTTTTCGGGCTTGGCTGATTTGTTCAGATGGTGCAGCAATGTTACGGCCTCTTCTGATAAACCAGTAAATTCACAGATGAACTTGATGCTGTGTGTTTTGTAGTCAAGCTTACCAGTTAAATAATCAATGTCACAGTCGAGCATTTCGCACATATTCATAACCTTGTCGAGGGTTGGCATTGATTTTGTATAGTTTGGGTTTTCATAGTGCTTTATTGTTCCCAGGATGCCGCTTGTAATATTACCGGATGTTTCATCTCGCCTCTTTGGCGGAAACTTTTCGTTATAAGCATCTGCAAATTGTTTGGGGTTTGAGTATCCCTTTTCTTTCCGCAAGCTCTTCAACCTTTCGGAGAATAAATCTTTATCCATAGCTCCCTCCAGAAAAAGAAATAAAAGATAGTAACAAGATATATATTTATCTTTATCCGTATGATACACTAACGCCGTGGAAAGGTCAAGAGGTTTTTCACCACAAAAGGGAGGTGTACAGATGCCAGGAAAGGATAGAAAAACTGAAGAGGCTGCACGAGAGGCACGTAATCGTTATTACCGTGAATACCGGGCAAAAAACCCTGAGAAAGTAAAAGCCATTCGACAGCGTTATTGGGAACGAAAAGCGAAACGAGAACAGGAGAAGGTAAATGAGAACAAGACAGATTAGATTCAGAACAGATGAATCAATTCCTCCATTTCTCACTATTGAAAAAGCCTGTGAGGTTACCGGCCTTTCTCAATTCTATCTCCGGAATGGTTGTAAGAATGGTGAAGTACCTTGTATAAGGTCAGGGCGTGTGTATATGGTGAACCTTCCAGCGCTCCTGAGAAAGCTTGATGCTGACGGTGGCCAAGCATGAAAGCAAAAGAAAAAAGCCGCCTCCGGTGGTGGGAACCGGAAAGCGGCAATGCTGAAAAAGGGGTTTATCAGAACGTTCCTATTTTACGCCTTTATGGTTTTCCTGTCAATGGCGTCCTATCTTGCGGATTTCTATATGAAGTGTATGCAACGTTATCGCAGCCGGTAACTATTGAACAGCTTGCACGGATGACAGATAGCACCGTGGACCGGGTACGGCTGGCGCTGAGTGATCTTCAGGCGGCAGGGGTACAGATCGGAAGGGCATACAATGACAGATGATGTATTTCAGACAGTAAAGGACCTGGTTCCGATTGCTGAAGCTGTCAGGCTTTACGGATATGAGCCGAGCCGGTCAGGGTTTATCTGTTGCCCCTTCCATAATGAGAAGACTGCTTCCCTGAAGCTATATGACAATGGATCGTTTTACTGCTTTGGCTGCGGCGCTCATGGGACCGTTATTGACTTTGCGGCAAAGCTTTTCAACCTTAGACCGCTGGACGCTGTAAAGCGGCTGAATGAAGACTTCCGGCTTGGCGTGAATCTGGATGCTCCCCAGGATCGGGACCAGGTCCGGCAGCGCCGGAAGACAATGGAAGCGAAACAGCGCTTTTCAGAATGGCGGGAACAGATGCTGAATCAGATTGACAAAGCAATCCGGGTTGCAAATCTAGCAGACTTCCGGAGCATGACCGAGGCAGAAGCAACAGCGGTCAGATTCAGGGAATCATTAGAAGCATGGGCAAGCGTTCTCATGCATGGCAGCCTGGATGAACAGATGCAGATATTTCGGGATCGTGAGGGGGTGGGCCGGTTATGTCAGATGATTTTGCACAATATGCAGACGAAATCAACAGCGGCCTGAATGTCTCAGCCCTTTTCCGCCCGCTGAAAGAGTTTGAAGCACAGGAAGCGGAGTGGCTCGTCCCAGGCCTGTTGCCAAAGGGACAGATAACAACGCTGGCCTCTGATGGTGGTATCGGTAAGACTTCTGCCTGGGTTGCCCTTGCAGCGGCAATCAGCGCCGGGAAGGCGTGCTTTCTTGATCCTGACGATGTAACCAGGAGGCCGGGAAGAGTGCTTTTCCTGTCTTCCGAGGATTCGGTTAAGGTTGTTCTGAAAAAGAGACTGTCTGCAGCTGGAGCCAATGAGGCCAGGATCATAACGCCGGATTTCTCCAATGATGCTTCCGGGTTTCTCAGGAAAGTAAAATTCGGTACAAAGGAGCTTGAGCAAGTTGTCTCAGAGATAGCGCCGGATTTATGTATCTTTGATCCTATACAGGGCTTTGTTCCTCATGGCTGCGTTATGGGTGACCGTGCGGCAATGCGTGATTGTATGGCTCCTCTGGTTGCCCTGGGAGAAAAATACGGTACAACCTTTCTCATCATCTGTCACACTAACAAGCGGGCAAAGGTGAGCGGCAGGGACCGTATTGCAGACAGCTCAGACCTTTGGGATATCTCAAGATCGGTTCTTATGATGGGCTGGACAGAGCTTGAAGGAATCCGGTATCTGTCTCATGAAAAATGCAACTATGGACCGCTGCAGCAGACAATCCTTTTCAGCATTGATAATGCCGGAATCATCCACAATGAGGGAAAGACCTGGAAGCGTGACCGGGATTATCAGGGAGCGGAAGGAAAAGCCCTGGCAAAGCGGCAGGATGCAAAGGACTGGATTCTGCATCTGCTGGAGGACCGAGGCGGGAAAATGCCGGTCAAAGAACTGTATGACCTGGCAGATGAAGTTGGATTCTCAGACCGGACAATGGAACGAGCAAAGGCTGAACTGACCAAACAGAACAAGACCAGGACCGGCAGCACAGGGTATGGACAAGACAAAGTTTACTATATCGAATTGGCTTATTTTCCATGACCTTCCGAAAGACCTTCTTCAAGTGGCGGAGTAAAGGAAAATATATAGATTTTACTGGGGTTTTCTTTACTCCGCCAGGTGGCGGAGTAAAGGAGTAAGACGGTGCTTAGTCCGCCACTTGGCGGAGTAAGCAAGAGGCCTGTAATTACTGGGGTTTTCGTCTTACTCCGCCAAATTGGTCTCTCTGAGGGAGCAAGGCGGAGTAAGAGCGTCTCCCAAAATGGTGTCCGGGTGGGAAGGACGGTGCATTGTTTGACTACTCTTGAATGGCTGAACCGGGGCCGGGTTTTGGATGATAAGATATACCGATTGCAGAAAGAATATCTCAATGTACATTATGAGCTTTTTGAAGCAATCTCAAAGCTTCCTGATCGGCAGGACAGAATCATCCTGATTGATTATTACTGCAGCGGTCTGACCTGGGCCATGATTGCGGAAAGCCTTGGCGTCAATTATAAGACCATTGACCGGATGAAAAATAAAGCGCTTCAGCATTTGGAGGAAGCAATAAAACATGGGGAAATCACAACAGAGAAAAGGCGCTGACGGTGAGCGGGAGCTTGTGGAGGTGCTGAATGGCTATGGCTTCCAGACTGAGCGTGGAGGTTCGGAGACTTTTGGAACAGTGCCAGATATAACAGGGCTGAAGGGAATCCATATAGAGTGCAAGCGGGTTGAGCATCTGAGCATTACAGAGGCTATGAATCAGGCTCTCCGGGATGCTCTCCGGTTCCGGGATGGGATGCCGACAGTTTTTCACCGGCGAAACCGGCAGCCCTGGATGGTCACAATGCTGTTGTCAGACTGGATAAGACTTTATAAAAGGGGGCTGAGAAATGATTGTCTGGAGAATACCGAGGAAAAAGGCGAGGATAGAATTAAGGGCTGAAGGGTGGCTGGTTGTGATCCGGTCCGCATCATATAGCTTTAACACTTTGCCGGAGTGCTTCTGCTTCCTGGCCGGAAGACGGATCATTGATATTGAAGCTATTCCTTTCCTGCTGCAGAAGACAAGGGAGCGGTTTCAATGAAACCGTTTGCAGAGAAATTCTATAAATCTCCGGCATGGAAAAACACTGCTGCAGCTTACGCTAAATCACAGGGTGGTATATGTGAACTATGCTGGGCAAAGGGATCAGTCACTCCGGGTGAGATCGTCCATCATAAAATCCATATCACGCCGGACAATATTGATGATCCTTCAATCACTTTGAGCTGGGACAATCTTCAGCTGCTTTGCCGGAAGCACCACGCTCTGATCCACGGCGCTCAGAAAAGATTTTACATTGATGAGGATGGTCATGCCGTAGCTCTTGACCTCCCCCTGTTTTCCGGCTGAGGGAGGCCTTAAAGGACCGAGGAGCAAACTCAAATTAAAGATTGTGCGAGCGGGCGCTTGGCAGGGTGTGGTCAGCAGGAATGAAAAGGGGGTGATAATTTGGCGGAATTAGAAAGAGATAAGAGGATTTCCGAGGAATACCAAAGAATAAAGCGCTTTTTTGAAAAATTAGGCGAAAAAGAAAAAAGTTTGGTGCTTCCACTTATTCAGAACGCTGCTTTCATGCGTATAGCCCTGGAAGACCTACAAGAGATCATTTCAGAACAGGGACCTGTTGAGGCATACCAGAACGGACAGAACCAGTATGGCATGAAGCAGAGCGCAGCGCTGCAAGCGTATAACACAACGGTGAAGAATTATGCCGGAGTAATAAGCAAGCTTTACGGTTTGCTTCCGGCAGATGAGAGACCTCAGCCGCCGCAATGGGAGTATCAAGAGAAAGCCGGTGCTGATCCGGAAGAGGAAAGCCTCCAGGATGAAGAAAGGCGTGAATCTACCAACAGAGAAATAGCTTTGGCTGTAGAGTTTCAGAAATGGCAGCGGGAACAAGAGCAAGCCGGAAAAACTGTTACTGTCAGCTTTGAAACATGGAAAAGCAGATGCAAAGGAGGTGAGGAAACATGACAACGATTAACATTACAAAGGACGGCAGAACTGTTAGAAAAGAGTTTGCTTCCAGGAACAGCATGATTCAGTTTTTGAAGACAGAAATACTAAAACTGAAGATCAAAGCGGAAGCGGGCAAAGTGAGCCGTGATAAGGCTGGAAAAACCATCAAGAATTATGAGAATCTTCTTGATGGTCTGACAGCAAAGGCAGTACGGTCTGCCGGTAATCCGGATGTTACTATCGAAATCAGATGAAGAATCAAACTATTACAAAAAAGGAGTAAAAAACTATGAAAACCACTATTGAGAAGTATTTTGAAACCGAGAACCAGCGCCAGGAGAAGTGCATTGCTATCTCCCAGGAGCTTGATAATCTGATCCGGCAGCAGGGTGAAGCTGAGCTTGCATCCAAGGAGGCTGCAAATTGCGGTGATCTTGACCTGTACATGGAGAAGGAAGCTGAGAGACGCCGCATTGATTCGGAAATCTATGTGAAGCGCACGTTCCTGAATCAGCTGCAGAGCATGACCTTCCCTGAGAAGGCTGTTGAGGCTTGGGAAAGCTATGCAAAGGATTTCAGCAAGCGCCTTAAGAGCGCTGTAGCAGAATACGAGGCAGAGAAGACTGTCCTCATGGAAAAGTATTCTGCCCTTGTCACGCTGCAGAGTGAAGCGCTGAACCTCCGCAAGAGGATGGTAGAGGCAAGCGGGGCTTCCGTGGAAGATTTCCAGATGGATTATATCCCTTGCGTTTACGATAAGTCAAAAACGCCGGGGAAATTGACCCTTGGAGGGATCAACAGCGTTGATCCTGATGTGTGTTTCTATCTTGCGAACTATTATAACCGGAGCAACATCCAGGTAAAGTATTATGAGCCTGATCCGGAGGCTGAGAAAGTTTTTAATACTGTTGTTGCTCATAGATCGGTCTGATTCCTTTTGTTCATAACCAACTGTTTTCAGCTGGCTATGTAATTCCTCGCTTTCTTTTCAAATATTGGCTGCAGACGCCAGGCAAGCGTCCTTTGCCGGATGCCGGATAGCTGATAGCACATACTGGAAAGTATGCCAGGACGCTGGGGAAGGGATGGGAAACCGTCCCTTCCTTTCCTTAGATAGGGGGAATATATGGAAGACCTTATTTTGAAGATTCAGCAAGGCCACAATGAGCTTTATACAGAGCTTTGGGAAGCCCTGAGGGACTTGATTGCCTGGTATGCGAATAGATACTATGTAGCAATCACAAGCTCAGGAAAGACCCTTGGAGGCGTTGAGCGTGAGGATTTGAAACAGGCTGGGTTTATTGCCATTACTGAAGCTGTCAACGCTTATGATCCTGCAAAGGGATCGTTCAAAGAACTACTCTCATATAAACTGAGGAATGCTTTTCAAGAGACGGTAGGCATAAGGACCAGTAAACGTGACGCTCTTGATTATGCCCTTTCTCTTAATGTACCGGTATCAGATGATGAGCCAGATGGACCGGAAAAGCTGGATTGTGTTCCTGATCCTCGTGATGAGATATCCGGTGTTGAAGAAGCAGTCTTTATGGAAGAGCTTCATAAAGCGCTGGAAAAGGCCCTGGATTCGATTTCGCCCAGGGAAGCTTCTGCTATCCGCTCCGAGTTTTGGGAGGGCTGCAAGCAATGGGAAACCGCTGAGAAGATGGGAATATCTTATCAGATGGTTAGGCATCTGAAAGAAAATGGTTTTAGGCATATTCGGAAGAGTGCTGCCGGTAAACAGTTGGAACGGTTCCTGGATGCTGAGACAAGTTTCTATTCCGGGGTTGGTATTGCAGCATTCAAAAAGACACAAAGGAGAGCCATAGAAAGCAAGGTCATTCAGCGTGAGAAATTGCGGAAGCAGTATGAAAGGTTATTCAATTATGAGTACAAGGATTCCTGAAGAAAAGCCGGTTCCGATTGTCAGCGGAAGTAGCGTGATTATCAATAATGGTGACCTGGAAGAAGCTTTGTCAGTGTTTACCATGATGATAAAGAAGGAGAGAATCCTGGCCGAGTACAGGGAGCATCTGGTTTTTATTCCAAAGCGGAAAAGAAAGCTTCCTGAATGGCTTCTAAACCGATAAGGGAAAAGCCCTGCAAGTTGAACGCTTGCGGGGCTTTCTGTTTGTCATTTCTGGTTGTCTCTTTCTATGGTCTCATCAATGGCCCGGTTTACAAATTCATTGACGGATTCATTCCGGGCGCTGGCGTGATCCTGGAGGCGCTGCTTCTTTTCCGGCTCCATAGTCAGACCGACACGAGCAACCTTGCTCATGTACTTCTTTTGAGCTTTCTTTTCTGCTTCTGTCTTTTCCGG